GGTGGATTCGTCGGCCTCGGACAGAACGTCGGCAAACATCAGGGCCATGCGCTCGTTCTCACTGCGCTGGACGTACATCTCCCCTTCCCCGGTCTCCAGCCATGCAAGAGATACGTTGAACTCGCGGCAGATGTCCGAGATTGTGCGGTCGCTCGGCACCTTTGAGCCAGAACAAATAGCGGAGACGAACGGCTGACTTAAATTGATGGTTTCGGCAAATTTTGTTTTTGTAATGCCGAGATCTTTGATTAAATAAGCGATTCGATCGTTGATTGTGCTCACACTTTTCACCACCTTCTATCCACAAGGTAACACGCCGGAAATAAAATGTCAAGAAGAAACATAACCCAGAAATGAAATAATGCTTGACAACGGTTCTGAGGTATGCTAACGTATAACCGAGGAATGAATTAGAAGTTACAGAGGACGTAACCGAGAAAAGAAATGTCGATTGGAAGGGGGTGAGGGACATGGAGGAAAAGACGCTGAAAGCCGCAACGGAAACCGCCCTGCGCAAGCAGGTGGAGCTGCTGGCACAGGACGGTATGTGCGGAGAACGTCTGGACGAGACGGTACGCAAGATCAGCGCATTGCTTATGGTCCTGCGCGCCGCGAACGGCGAGACGTTCTAAGCGGTCAGCCGAAATGCGGCTGGGCAAGCTCAGCATTCGTTCGGGTCTGGCCGATCAGCTCCGTAACAAAGAGCTTATCTGTGCTGTCCATGCGCTGCAAGAGCATCTCATAGATCTTCGCAAGGGGAAGATTTGAGGAGAACACAAACACAGACTCGAGCGGATGGCTGAGCGTATCGCCGCCAAGCAGACTGAGCATTTCACGAAGCGAAGCGTAGTTTCGTCCCGGCTCAGTCAGATCATAGGAAACCAGATATGTCATAAAATCACCTCCCTTCGACCGTATTTTAGCATACGGAAGGGAGGCGTCAAGGGGGTGGGAATATGTCAGAAGAACAGAAGAAGAAGATCGACGGCGTGCTGCACGAGATGAAGCACATGAACCCGCAGCAGATCGAGGTCATGATCACATATATGCAGGGTATGGCAACGGCGGCGAAGCTGATGCAGGCGGGACGGAAGGAGGAGTAAGGACATGCCGAAGATGAAGGTCGAGCGCTCGACGGACTATCGCCTGACGGCGATGATCCGCGGCGAGATGGCCGCACAGAATGTCAGCGTGGAGAAGGCCAGCCGGTACGCCGGGTGCTGCGTGAACACGCTTTACAAGATCTTCGACTCCCCTACCGCGTACATGGACAAGGCGCTGCGCCTGATGCGCGGGCTGTCCATCCCGATCGAAAAGGTGCGGGAGACGATCACATATCCATACTAGGAGGAGAGGGCTATGAGCGACATTGAATTTATTACGGAGATGAACCACCGGCGCGCAAGAGAGCGGGAGCTTGGGATGCGCTATGCGGAGATCGCGCGGCTGCGCGAGCGGCGCGAGCGGCTGCGCGAGCGGCGCGAGCGGGTGCGCCGGCAGGGGCTGACGTGCTGCTGGGTCGGCGGGGCGTTTTTGTCCGGGATGGCGCTGGTGCTGCTGGCGTTCGGGGCGCAGCTCCCGGCGCTGATCTTCGGCACGGTGGCGGCGGTCGTGGCTGTGGCCGGGAGCGTGCTTTATGAGTGAGAAGATCACGGTGGAGTTCCGGCCGGAGCAGCTGGAGGAGGTGATCGAGGCGGTCGTGCGGGCGGCGGAGCAGGACGCGGAGGACATTGAGATTCTTGCCAGCATGGCGCATCCGGACCGCGAGGTCATCGAGGGGCTTGCTGAGAGCCGGAAGCGGCTGAGCACGCTCGCGGCGTGGCTACAGCATGTGATGGAGGAGGCAGAGGCGTGAGCCGCCGGTATGACCCGGCGATGCGGCCGGTGCCGCCGCCATGCGGGAAGGACTGCCCGGGCAGGACGGCAGGATGCAGCGCGATGTGCTGCACGTGGACGCTCTATGAGTCCATCCGGGATCATATCTACGATGCGAACCATCAAGGGAAGGCGGCGCTGGAGATGAACCGGAAGGCAAACAAGCAAATGAACGATGCAGTCAAGGGGCAAAGGAGGCCGAGGCTTTATGCGGCAAAATAGCGTGGACTATTCCGGCGACGGCGGGCAGCGCAGGACACGGATCGTGGAGCAGGACGGTTACACGGGAAGGAACTACTTTTCTGTGGTGTACGGGGCGCAGACCGTGACTGTGCACGCGGCGGACACGCTCGCAGCCTTGTTCGTGGCGGCGAAGCACTGGGGGTACAAGTTCTCGCACCCGGAGTACCACCAGAACGCGAAGGCATACAAGCTGCACAGCAAGCCGGATTTTTTCGGATAAAAAAAGCCCTCGACCGGAAGGAGCCGGACGAGGGCGCGGCCATAAGGCCGAACGATGACAAGGAGAGTATAACATGGGAAACAGATATTTGCAAGAGGCAACGGAGATCGTGCGCGCTGACGACGGGGAGGGATGAGGCACGATGCTGACGCATCTGAGCCTGTTTACCGGGATCGGCGGGCTTGATCTGGCTGCCGAGTGGGCAGGATTTACGACCGTCGGGCAGTGTGAGTTTGCCGACTACCCGACGAAGGTGCTGGAAAAGCACTGGCCGGACGTGCCGCGCTGGCGTGATGTCCGGACGCTGACAAAGGAGAGTTTTTATGAGCGGACAGGCCTACGAACAGTTGACGTTATTTCCGGCGGATTCCCATGCCAGCCCTTCTCCGTGGCTGGAAAGCAAAAGGGCAAAGGGGATGATCGATACCTCTGGCCGGAGATGCTTCGAGTTATCACCGAGCTGCGCCCGCGTTGCGTTGTCGGTGAGAACGTACATGGAATCATCAAGATTGCCGCCGGGCAGGTGGTCAAGGATCTGGAGCGTGCTGGCTATCACGTCGTCGTGTTTAATTTTGAGGCTGCGGCTGTCGGAGCCTGGCACAGACGATCAAGGGTATTCTTCACCGGCCTCGCAGATGTGGCCGACACAGACGGTGGCTGGCTGCACGATAGCATCAGAAAAGAGGATCAACCTGCTCGCAGCCGGGAAAACGACATTTACGAGCAATCAGGGCGTACATGGGGGGGTGAGCAATCTGCGGGAGCACGTGTTAGCCCGGACGAAAGGGCTATGGCCGACGCCGACGGCTCGGGACTGCAAGGGCGCAAACAGCCTGAAACACCTGACGCAGCCGAAGGTGCCGGGGAACAACCATCACGTGCGCCAGCTGGCGAATGCAGTGAAGCTGTTTACGGCGCCATGTGCAGCGGATGCGCAGGGGACGCACGGTGGGGACAATCACAGGAGCTTGCGGACGGACGTTGCTGGGCAGCTGAACCCGACGTGGGTCGAGTGGCTCATGGGATTCCCGCCAGGGTGGACAGACTTAAATGCCTCGGAAACGCCGTAGTGCCGCAGCAGGCATACCCGATTTTTAAGGCATTGATGGAGGAGCTGAACCGATGGACTTAGAACAAACCGCTGTACAAGCAGCCACTTGTGATTACGTACTCCGGTGGCAAGGACTCGGACGTGCTGCTGCATCTGGCGGGCAAAGCCGGTATCCAGTATGAGGTTTTGCACTCGCTGACTACGGCGGACGCGCCGGAGGAAGGAGACAAGGCATGAGGGAAGCGGTTTTGATCAGCATTCGCCCGGAGTGGTGCGAGAAGATCATAAGCGGTGAGAAAACGATTGAGGTGCGCAAGACGCGCCCGAAGATGAATACGCCGTTTAAGTGCTATATCTACAAATGCGGAAACGGAAAAATCATCGGGGAATTTCTGTGCGATCAGATCATCGAAGATCGCACGTATGGGCACAATGAAGAATTTTACAGAGAAGCCTGCATGAGCGCATACGATGCGGCGGCATATGCAATGCAGTCGCCGATGTATGGCTGGCACATCTCCAATCTCAAGATTTACGACACCCCGCGCGAATTGGACGACTTCAGACGGGCATGTAAAAATGACTGGTGGTGTGAGAGCTGCGCTATGTTCAGTGAGTATAACGGGACCTGCGGCAATGGTAGTTTGCAGATTCGACGCCCGCCGCAGAGCTGGTGCTATGTGGAGGAACAAATATGGAACGACTAACGTTTGACGGAAACTTCTGCGACATCGCGCAGTGCTGCAATGTTCCGGGTGGAAGCTTCTGCGAGGATGGCGCGTGCAGCCAGAAGAAGGTTTGGACGCGGCTGAAAGCCTACGAGGACACGGGGATGACGCCGGAACGCTGTGCCGAATTCGCGCGAGCAGACGCGGAAGGACGGTACATCGTAATGCGTGATGCGGAGCAGGAGGGCGTTGCCCGCCTCCGCTGGCTTGCCGAGGCCGACAAGGACGGGCGCGTGGTGGTGCTGGAAAGGGAGAATCGGCATGGATAAAGAACTGCGGAGGGTACTCGCAAAAAAATACAACGGGATGAAGCAACGGTGCTACAACCAAAAGAACAGCGAGTATAGAAACTATGGCGGGAGATGCATTTATATCTGTGATGAATGGCTATCGAATCCAGAAAAATTCTTTGAATGGGCGGCCTCTACTGGATATAAGAATGGATTGACCATTGACAGAATTGACGTTGATAAAGGGTATTCCCCCAATAATTGCAGATGGGTAACGATGGCTGAGCAGCAGGCAAACAAACGGTCAAACGTCTTCGTTGAATGCAATGGGGAAACAATGACATTAGCGGAAGCAAGTAGACGTATAGGAATCAGCGAATCGGCTGTATGGATGCGTGTCAAACGTGGTATTCCAGTAGACCGGAAACCGTTTGATCGGGAAAAGCCTGTAATGCGAGATGACGGGGTTATTTATTGCAGCGTAAAAGAGGCTGCAAAAGACGTCATGGTTGGCAGTTCAAAAGTTTCCGCCGTTTGCAAAGGAAAGAGAAAAAGAACTAGGGGCTATTCCTTCCGTTATCTCACCCACGAAGAAGCCGAGAAGGCTTTGCAGGAAATGGAGTAGCAGATGAAGAATAGATTGGCGGTCAGACACGGGATGCTGTCCGACCTCAGAGCATACTTGAAGCAAAGTGGCTGGAAACTCGAAGAACCTGTCGGCGAGTATGAGGTTCTGAGGGCACGAAATCCGAATTATCCGCGACCACTTCTGGTTCACAACCGGGCAGAACGCGGCGTTGGGTACACCATCGACGGGCGCGATGCGAAGATTTACAGCGGATGGAAACGGAACCGCCGCAAGCGTTGCCTCGACCCAGACTGGCCTACGCAGGAAGAACGGACACGGTATTTTGAAGGAGTGGACGGAGTATGAGTTTCAGTAAGAAAAAACGGGAAGCGGTCTATGCGAAGTATGACGGTCACTGTGCCTATTGTGGACGAGCTATCGACATCAAGGATATGCAGGTCGACCACTTTCATCCGCTGCGGGCGTGGGGCATTGAAGAAGCCGGAACGGATGATATTTCAAACCTCATGCCAGCATGCCGGATGTGCAACCACTACAAACGGGCAAATTCTCTGGAAACGTTCCGGCGGTATATTGCAGAGATTCCGCGCAAGCTGCGCGAGAATTACATCTACAAGGTCGGTGTTGTCTACGGGAATGTAATTGAGAACGAAAAACCGATAGAGTTCTATTTCGAGAAGATGGAGGGCAAGAAGGATGGCTGATTGTATCCGGCGCGAGGATGCGCTATTTGCGTTACGGAAAGCAGAACGTGGTGGAAGAATGACGGCACTAACACGGTTGGAACGCGCATATGCCGAAATTCGGGAAATGCCCGCCGCCGACGTTGTGGAGGTGGTGCGGTGTGCAAGCTGTAAATATGTGAGGCCAACCATCAATTTTCACACCGGGGAGCAGGTAGGACTCTGGTGCTATCTGCATGATAGCACCGACGTCAGCCCGGATGACTATTGCAGGCAGGGCGCTACAGAATGAGCGGGCTGCGGTTTGAGAGCATGGCGGACATGCCGCCGAGGATGCGGGAGCTTTACGCGAGGCAGGCGCGCGACCTCTCAGGCGCTGCGGCGCCAGCTCCCCTTGCGAAGGGGAGCCAAGGGAAAACGAAATACGGAAGCCAGAAGGCAGAACGCGGTACAATCCGCTTTGACAGCCAGAAGGAGGCGCGGCGCTACGACGAGCTGATGGTGATGCTCCGCGCGGAGATCATTACAGATCTGCGGCTGCAGCCACAGTTTACGCTCCAGGAAAGCTATCTCACGGAGCGAGGAGAACGCATCCGCGCGATCCGCTACACGGCGGACTTTTCGTACCGGTTCGGCGGGAAGCTGGTGGTGGAAGATGTAAAGAGCGGGCCGACGCGGACGAAGGAGTATCTGCGCAACCGGAAGATGATGCGATCCAAGTACGGGATCGATATACAGGAGGTGTGAGGCTTGGTGGGAACAAAGGATCCGTGCACGCTGCCGAAGGACATGCGCTGCTGTGCAGGTGGAATCGGAAACACTTACGTGTGCCACGGATGCGGGTGGATGGCAGCAGAGCAGGAGCGGCGGCACGCGCTGCCGCTGGTGGAGGACGAGGACGGCCTGCGGCGCAGGCACGTTGGAAACGGCAATCAGCCGGAAGATAAAGAAATTTGATGGACTTATGGCCTGCCGCTTTGCCATGAGACGGCAGGAAGGGAAACCGGCTTTGCATCCTGCGCACGGTCGTCTGCAAAAGGCCGTGCGCAGGACATCATAACAGTAAAGGAGCGGGAAAAAATGACATTCCAGCGAAAAACCGCTGAGCGATTTTTGACGCCGACGGCGGTAAAAATCCGAATCACAAGCCCGGTGGAGCTGCTGCCGGAGCTTCGGCCGACGGTCGGGGCGGTATATGATGCGGAGCGGTGGCCGTCGTACACGTCGCCGGTCGGCGGCTATGTGATCGTGGTCGGCGGGAAGCGGATAAACATACGCAGAAACGAATGTATTGAGGTATAGGAGGTAAAAGGCATGGCGCAAATCATGGAACTGTTTTCGGCGGAGCTGGCCGATTTTGTGAAGGCATACGAAAAGGAGTATTGGCGGGTGGATTTTCACGGGGAGAAATATCCGCCCCGGATCGTGATGGAGCGCGTGGAGCCGCCGCTTTTCGCGCAGGGAGAGGATGAGACGCCGGGCGGGCGCGGCCTGATCCAGATCATCGGGCGGCCGGAGATGCAGGTGGTGACGAGTGGGAAACTGCAAATCGGGAAGAAAGATCTGACAAAGATGGTAAACAGTGCGGGGAATCTTTTGGGGCTGTTTCTGCACGGGTTTATGCAGGAATGCGATGAGCTGAAAGAAGGCGCTGCGCGCTGAACGCATGGCAGGAGGTATCCTGCCATGCTTTGAACGGGGCAGACGAACGTGGAGGGCTTGAGATGGCAAGACGTCATAAACGCAGGATCTTTTCCGGGCACGTGTGCGAGCAGATCGTTTACAGCGTGGCAGCAGGCGCAGAGCTGAAGACCAGCCGGCCAAGGAAGCCGCGCTTTGCGAACAAGGCAGAGCGCGCGGAGTTTAATCGCAAGAACTCGGAGCGGAAGTTTGCGGCGCTCGTGAACGCGAACTTCTCGCCGACAAGCCTATACTCCACGCTGACGCTGGCGGATGAATATGAGGTACATACTGCGCAGGAGATGCGCAAAATCCGTGACAACTACTACAGAAGGCTTTGCTACCGGTTCCCAGAGGCAAAGATCGTGATGGTCTACGGGCGAGGAAAATCGACGAGCCGATTTCACCTGCACATGATCACGGACGGCATTCCGGCCTCCGAGCTCGCGCGGCTCTGGGGCCTTGGCAGCGTGGCAGAGTCCAAGGCGCTGCGGAAGAACAACTATTATCTGGATAAAAACGGAAACAAGGTAGACCACGGACAGGACTACACGTCGCTTGCGAACTACCTGCACGGGCACTGGCGAGAGGAGTTTGGCGGACACCGCTGGAAGGCAAGCCGAAACTGCGTGAAGCCGGAGGCGGAGCCTGCAACGGAGGCCGTCCGGGATTACAGCACGGAGCGGCCGCCGGTCGCGCCGCGCGGCTATGTGCTGGTGGAGGCACGCGCGACGCAATACGGCTTCCTATATTTCAAATATGTATTGGATCCAAAAAGAGAACAAAAAGAGCGGAGCGGGGGCCGCTTACATTACGCCTTGTAAATGTGTAGCGTTTTAGGACGAAGGGAGAGGGAGGCGAAAGAAGTACTTGCAAAGTGGGAAAAAGAGTGGTAATCTGATGTTGGAAGGTGATCGCGTGGTCTGCCCGGTATGCGGCAGACGCACGGCGATCAGGCTGCTGGAGTCAACGAGGCTCCGGGACTTCCCCCTGTTTTGCAAGAATTGCAGGCAGGTAACGATCGTGAATACTGAGCCAGAGCCTAAGAGCCAGAGCCGATGATCTGTCCGCTGTTGCGGAGGTCGTCGGCTGCTTGTGCATCCGAGGAAAAACTGGATATGCCAAAAGCCGGATCTCCGCAACAGCGGGGGTCCGGCTTTTTTGTTGTTTGATCCAGAGGCTGTGCCGGGCGCGAGCCCGAACGGCATAGGCCATGTTTTTACCTCCTACTGGGCGCGGAGACTGGGGACCTCCGCGTCTGGCAGAGCCTCTGGAAGAAAGGGGGCGAGGTGCCTGAACGAAAAGATTTACAAGAGCGAGCGGGAGCTTCGCTCGGCGGTAGACCGCTATTTTGCGGCGATCTGCTACAGGGAACCGGTGACAAGGATGGTCCCTGTGCTGGAGGATCGCGAGTTTATCAAAAACGGAGAGCGTGTCGTGATGCAGTGCCCGGCGCTCGACAAGTACGGGCACCAGCAGATGGCCGTGGAGACGGTGATGCGCGGCAAGAAGCCGCTGATGCGCGAGGTATGGACGCGGCCGCCGTGCCTGCCGGAGCTGCTGGCGGCGCTGGGCGTGGATGAAAAGAGATGGGCGCAGATGTGCGCATCGGAGGAGCTTGGCAAAGCGTGCGCGCGCGCAGGGGCGCGAATCGAGATCTACAACATTCAGCGGCTGGACAGCTCGAACGCGAACGGCGCGAAGTTCCACCTGGAGCGTCGCTTTGGGTGGGACGAGGCGAAGGACGGCGGAACGGATGTTGCGTTTGAGCTGCCGGAGGGCGTGGCCGGATGGGAAAAGTAACGATCGATCTCACGCGCATCTCCGACAAGCAGCGCCGGTTTATGGAGGCGCAGGCGAGGTATGTGGCATACGGCGGCGCACGAGGCGGCGGAAAGAGCTGGGCCGTGCGGACAAAGGCAAAGCTGCTGGCGCTGAACTGGAAGAAGATCAAGATCCTGATCGTCCGGCGGACATACCCGGAGCTGCTCAACAACCACATCGAGCAGCTATGCGCGGAGCTGGCAGGGGCCGCGAAATACTCGCAGGTGCGGAAAACGCTCACATTCCGGAACGGCTCGACGATCCGGTTCGGATACTGCGCGACCGACCGGGACATTCTGCAATATCAGGGTGCGGAGTACGATGTGGTGTTTATCGACGAGGCCGCGCAGCTCAAGAAGGAATGGCTCGACGCCATCGATGCAACGGTGCGCGGCACGAACAACTTTCCAAAGCGCACCTACTACACGCTCAATCCGGGCGGTCAGAGCCACGGCTATTTCAAGCGGCTGTTCATCGATCGTATGTTCAAGGAGAACGAGAAGCCGGAGAACTACACGTTTATTCAGGCGCTTGTCACCGACAACAAGGCGCTCATGGAGGCGCAGCCGGAGTATTTGCAGACGCTGCAAAAGCTGCCGGGAAAGCTGCGGCAGGCATGGCTTGAGGGCCGATGGGACATCTACGAGGGGCAGTTCTTCGAGGATTTCATAAACAATCCGGACGGATACCGGACGCGGCAGAACACGCACGTGATCGAGCCGTTCACGCCGGATCCGGGCTGGACGATCTGCCGGAGTTACGACTTTGGATACGGAAAACCGTTCTCCTGCGCATGGTGGGCGGTGGACTACGACGGCGTGATCTATCGCATACTGGAGCTTTACGGCTGCACAGATGAGCCGAACACGGGAATCAAGTGGTCGCCGGACGAGCAGTTTGCAAGGATCGCACAGATGGAGCGAGAGCACCCGTGGCTCGCTGGAAAGCAGATCCGCGGCGTCGCGGACCCGTCGATCTGGGACGCATCGCGCGGTGAGAGCGTGGCACAGACGGCGGCGAGATACCGCGTTTACTTCACGCCCGGCGACAACAAGCGCATACCAGGCTGGATGCAGTGCCACTACCGGCTCCAGTTCGATGAGAACGGCTACCCGCGCATGTATGTATTCAGCACCTGCAAGGCGTTCATCCGGACGATCCCGCTTCTGGTGTACGATGCGCACAAGCCGGAGGATCTGGACACGGCGATGGAGGATCATTGCCTCGCAGGCGATACGCTGGTACTCACGGAGCACGGATACCGGCCGCTGGAAAGTCTCGTTGGGACTACGGGGCGCGTGATGTCGTCGGACGGACGGCTTCACAGGTACGGAGATGTGCGAAGAACGCGCAAAAATGCGGAAATCTTAGAGATCGAGCTGGAGGACGGGACGAAAATTCAATGCACCGATGACCACAGATTTATGCTTCCAAGCGGCGAGTGGATACGCGCCGAGGATCTGTCGGCAGGGATGGAGGTAAAAACATATGGAAGTTCAGAGAATCAGCACGACGGCGCAAAGGTTTGACGGTGTGACGTATTACCTATGCGGCGAATATTTTCAGCGCAAGGGGCGCCGGCTCCACAGGGCTGTGTGGGAGCATCACAACGGGAAGATACCGAACGGCTATCACGTTCACCACAAGGACGGAGACCGGAACAACAACGACATTTCAAATCTTGAGCTGCTGGAAGGGCACGAACATTTGAGCGGGCACATGAGCACGCCGGAAAGGCGCGCAGAAAGCGCCGCCTGCATCGGAGCGGCCAGAGAAGCCGCCCGCGTGTGGCATGGCTCAGATGCAGGCCGGGACTTTCATTCGAAACTGGGGCTTGAAAATTGGGAGAAGCGGAAAGTGCAAACATATGCTTGCAGCTTCTGCGGGAAAGCATTTCAGACAAAGTTTGTTTACCCGAAAGACTCGAACCATTTCTGCGGGCCGAACTGCAAGGCGGCATTCCGACGGAGGAGGCTTCGCAATGAAGGTAAAAGCGATTAGGCGCGCAGGATGCGCGGACGTTTACAACATGGAGGTGGAGGAGACGCACGACTTTGTGATACAGGGCGGCGTGATTTCCCACAACTGCGCGGATGAGTGGCGGTATTTCTGCATGTCAAGGCCGATCAAGCCGATGATCGCGGCGCCGGCCAAGCCGCAGTGGATCGATCCGCTGAACATGATGGGAGGATGAGATATGCGATACCCGGAGCTTACCGCGCCGGCGCAGAGCGAGATGGTGACGGACACCTTCGCGGGCTACAACCACAACCTGCGCATCGGGGATGGGGAGTTTTACGAGATGGAAAATCTCACATCCAGCTACTATCCCCTGCTGTCGCAGCGCGAGCGGCGGGCGACCGTGATGAGCCTTGCAGGCGTGCAGGGGCTGCTTGCAAAGGATGCGCTGGCGTGGGTCAGGGACGGGATCCTGTACTACAACGGCCTATCCATGGAGCCAGCCATGTACGGTGTAACGCTGACGGCGGGAGAAAAGCAGATGGTTTCAATGGGCGCGTATATCTGCGTGTTCCCGGACGGGTGGTATTTCAACACCGAGGATGATACGGACAACGGCTTTATGGGCCGCGAGAACGCGGTGAACTGCCAGCAGACGGCGCTGACGATCAAGGTGTGCACGGTGGACGGACAGATCATCACGATCTCGCACCGGCAGCAGGCAATGCCGGAGAATCCGGCGAACGATGCGTACTGGCTCGACACGGGCAAGCACGAGCTCAAGCAGTGGAGCGCGGTGCAGAGCCAGTGGGTGAGCATCCCGACGGTGTACGTAAAACTGGAGGCAAACGGCATCGGGACGGGCTTTAAGAAGGCAGACGGCGTGCAGGTGAGCGGGCTCCAAGGGACGGAGCAGGTGAAGAAGCTGAACGGCTCGCACGTTTTGCAGGATGTCGGAGACAACCACATTGTGATCATCGGGATCGTAGACGAGGACGCAAGCCAGAACACAGGGACGGTGAAGGCCGCGCGGCGCGTGCCGAAGATGGACTACGTAACCGAAAGCGGCAACCGGCTCTGGGGCTGCCGGTACGGCGTGTCGGACGGGAAAACCGTCAACGAGCTGTACTGCTGCAAGCTGGGCGATTTCAAGAACTGGGAGTGCTACCAGGGCGTGGCGACGGATTCCTGGCGCGCAAGCTGCGGCTCGGACGGGCGCTTTACGGGCGCGGCCACGCTGGCGGACAGCCCGATCTTCTTCAAGGAGGACTGCTTCCACCGCATTTACCCGAGTGCTCAGGGCGCGCACCGTGTCGTGGAGCAGAAGGCTCGCGGCGTCCAGCGCGGCAGCGAGCGAAGCCTCACGGTGATCGCGGACAGGCTCTACTACAAGGCGCGAGACGGCGTGTGCGTTTACGACGGCTCGCTCCCCTATCTGATCTCCGATGCCTTCGGCACGGAGCTGTACCGCAGGGCTGCCGCAGGCGGCGCGCGCGGGAAGTATTACATTTCGATGCAAAATGCGCAGGACGTATGGGAGTTATTTGTCTACGACACGCTCAAGGGGCTGTGGCACCGGGAGGACGTGCTGCATATCGCGCAGTTCGCGGCGCTGGACGACGAGCTTTACATGCTGCGAGACGATGGGACGCTCATGACGGCATACGGAAGCGGCGGAACGCTTGAGGAAGCCGTGGCATGGAGCGCGACGAGCGGGATCATGAACTGCGGGCTGACGGGGAAAAAGTACATTTCGCGGCTGAATCTCCGGATGCAGCTGCCGGTCGGAAGTCGCTGCGACTTCTGGATTGAGTACGACTCCGGCGGGCAGTGGGTGCACGCCGGGCACATGGAGGGCTGGGGAATCCGGACGTTCCTGCTTCCGATCCGGCCGCAGAGATGCGATCATCTGCGGTTCCGGATGACGGGGACGGGGCCGGTAAAGCTGTTCAGCCTCAGCCGCATCCTGGAAAGCGGCAGCGACGCATAAGGAGGGAAAGATGGAAAAAGACACGGGCATGACGCACATCACGGATGTGCTCGGCGCCGACGGAGCGGGCGAGGCCATGCAGCCGGTCGGCGTGGCGCAGATCCGCACGGCGATGGAGACGCTCGAACAGTACAAGGCGAAGAAGGGCGCGCTGGAGCAGCGCGTGATCGCCTCGGAGCAGTGGTGGAAGATGCAGCACTGGCAGAGGATGGACCCGAGCGGGAATCCATACGATCCGCAGTGGCGCTCGGCGTGGCTCTTTAACGTCATCATGGGAAAGCACGCCGACGCGGTCGCGGCGTTCCCGGAGCCTGCGATCCGGCCGAGGGAGCCGGACGACCGCGCGGAGGCCGGTATGCTGACATCCATCGTGCCGGTGATTTTGGAGCAGAACGACTTTGAGGAAGTCTATTCCGACTCGTGCTGGACGAAGATGAAGCAGGGCACGCTGATCTGGGGCGTGTTCTGGGATGCCGGGAAGCTGAACGGGCTGGGTGACGTCTCCGTGAAGGAGATCGACATTCTGAATCTGTTCTGGGAGCCTGGCGTGACGGACATCCAAAAGAGCCGGAATCTGTTTTACACGGAGCTGGTAGACAACGACATCATCCGGCAGCGATACCCGCAGGTCGGAGACAGTCTGCAGGGCGGAAGCAGCGTGATCGCGAAGTACAAGACGGACGATCAGGTGGACACGTCGAATAAGTCGCTCGTGGTGGATTGGTACTACAAAAAGATCGTAAACGGGAAAAGCGTGCTGCACTTCTGCAAGTTCGTGGGCGAGACGGTGCTCTCGGCGACGGAGAACGACCCGAACATGCAGGCGGGGCTTTACGACGATGGAGACTATCCCTTCGTGGTCGATGCGCTGTTCCCGGTGAAGGGATCGGTTGCCGGATACGGCTACATCGACATCGGAAAAAGCGCACAGGCGCAGATCGACCTGCTCAATCAGGCGATCATAAAAAACTCGGTGATGGCGTCCACGCCGCGCTGGTTCGTGCGGAACGACGGAAGCATCAACGAAAAGGAATACGCAGACTGGCGGAAGCCTTTTGTCCACACGGACGGAAACCTCGGGCAGGACTCCGTGCTGCCGATCACGATCACGCCGCTTTCGGGGAACTACATCAACGTCATGCAGAACAAGATCGAGGAGCTCAAGTGGACGACAGGCAACACGGACGTGAACAACGGCTCGGTGTCCTCCGGCGTGACGGCGGCGAGCGCGATTGCCGCCTTGCAGGAGGCGTCCGGGCGGAGCTCCAAGGACGCGACGCGCTCGGCGTACCGCGCATACGCGCGGCTCATCCGCATGGTGATCGAGCGCATCCGGCAGTTCTACGATCTGCCGCGCAGGTTCCGCATCCGCGGGCAGCTCGGGACGGAGGAATACGTTACGTACTCCAACCAGAATCTCAAGCAGCAGGAAATGCTCGGGCTCGGCGGCGACGCCGTGTGGCGCAAGCCGGTTTTCGACATTGAGGTTTCGGCGCAGAAGTCCTCGGAGTACACGCGGCTCAGCCAGAACGAGCTGGCGCTACAGTTCTATCAGCTCGGCTTCTTCGATCCGGCGCGAACGGATCAGGCGCTGGCGACGCTGGACATGATGGACTTTGACGGCAAGGACGAGATCAGCCAGAAGATCGCGCAGAACGGGACGCTCCAGCAGGAGCTGGCAAAGTGGCAGGAGATGGCGCTGGCGCTCGCGGAGCGGTACGACCCGGCCATGGCGGACGGGCTGGCACAGCAGATCATGGGAGCGGGCGGCGCGGCGCAGCCGGTGGCAGGAGGAAGCGCGGCAGTGGGAATGCCGAACGCAGAGGCTGAGGCAAAGATCGTGACGAACGCGCGCGAGCAGGCACAAAAGAGCACGCAGCCGGAGTAGCCGGCGAGAAAACGTATCGACCGCGCAAAGCGCGACGAGATAAATTCACGGGATCGCCCACCGACGGGCAGAAAGGAGCGCTATGCTTCACAGATTTACATTCCAGTTTTTCGCCGCCGATGATGGCGGCACGGGCAGCATTGCGGCACCCGCCCAGCCGAACATGAGCAGCAATCCGGCGCAGGCCGGAGCCGCCGGACAGCAGGGCACATCCGGAGTGCCCGCGGGCGGCCAGACAGCACCCGTCGCTCAGGTGCAGCAGGCAGAAAGCTTTGAGGATCTGATCAAGGGCAGGTACAAGGCAGACTACGAGCGCAGCGTGAAGGCTGCCGTCTCGGAGCGGCTCAAGGGCACCAAGCGCACGATCAGCCGCTTCTCCCCCATTCTCGATGTGCTCGGCCAGCAGTACGGCATCGACGTCTCCGACCCGGAAAAGGTGGACTACGACGCGCTGACCAGGATGCTGACCGACGACAAGCGGCTCTATGAGCAGGAGGCTCTGGAAAAGGGTATCCCGCTGGAGACCCTGATGCACATGAAGCAGGTGGAGCGGCAGAACGCGGCGCTCCAGCGTGAGAACGCGATGGCGCAGGGCGAGATGCAGCGGCGGGCGGAGTTTGACCGCATCGTCGGAGAGTTCGCGGAGGTACAGGCGATGTACCCCGGCGCAGATCTGGCGGTGGAGCTGTCAAACCCGAGCTTCGGAAGGCTCGTGTCAAACGGCGTTCCGGCGCGCACGGCGTATGAAGTCCTGCACAAGGCGGAGATCGACGCGGCAAAGACGCGCGCCGTTGCACAGGCGGCGCAGCAGCAGGCCGTGGCCGGGATTCAGGCAAACGGCATGCGCCCGCAGGAGGGCGCGGCAAACGCTGGTGCCGGAGTCCCTGTACAGTTCGATCCTCGAAAGCTCACAAGGCAGCAGCGCGAGGAAATTCGCGCAAGGGTGAGACGGGGCGAAAACATTGTTTTGTAGCCCCGGGAAGGGAGTATAAATGTCACTTTTCGGCAAAACATTTCAGGTATTCTACGCGCCGGACGCCGGCACGCTGGTCAACGCGACCGATACCTACGTAAACGCATACACGGGAGACAAGACGGCGTTCTCGGCGCCGAACGATCTCTCGTCGACGATGAAGACCTACTACGACACGGAGCTGCTGGAGAACGCGCGGCCGAATCTGATTCACGCGCAGTTCGCCCGAAAGCAGCCGCTGCCGAAGGGCCGCGGCAAGAGCGTCGAGTGGCGCAAGTGGAACACGCTGGCGGATGCGCCGGCGCTGCAGGAGGGCGTGATCCCGACAGGCCAGAAGTTCGGCCAGTCGAGCATGACGAGCGCCATCGTGCAGCACGGTACGTATGTCACGGTGTCCGACCAGCTGGAGCTGCACGCGATCGACAACGTGATCCTTGGCGCGACCGAGGAGCTGGGCGCGTCGGCCGGCACCACGCAGGACAAGCTTGTCCGCGACACGCTGGCTGCTGGCAAGAACGTGCAGTACTGCGACAAGGTCAGCGCCGCAGGCGAGCACACGAAGGTGGAGAGCCGCGCGGCGATGGACAAGACCTCCCGTCTGACGCCGACGGAGGTAAACAAGGCGGTGACGACGCTGAAGAAGCAGAAGGCACCGAAGATCGACGGCAAGTACATTGCCATCATCCACCCGTCCGTGACGTTTGACATCCGCGAGAACAAGGACTGGATCGAGGCGCACAAGTACGCGGACGTGCGGCCGCTGTTTGACGGTGAGATCGGCGAGCTGCACGGCGTGCGCTTTGTCGAGACCACCGAGGCAAAGGTATGGTGCGACAGCACCTGCCCGACGAAGACCGGCGGCAACCTCTGCGTGTACTCCACGCTGTTCCTCGGCAAGGATGCATTCGGTATGATCGACCCGGAGGGCGGCGGCCTTGAAATGATCATCAAGAGCAAGGAGCAGGCCGGCGGCCCGCTGAACCAGTTCTCGACGATCGGCTATAAGTTCTCGACCGCGACGAAGATCCTGTACCCGGAGCGCATGGTGCGCGTGGAAAGCACTTCGGAATATTCCGAAACCGACGAGAAGAACTAAGGAGGGGCAAGTATGGCAGAGGTAAAAGAGCCGAAGGAAGAAGTTAAGGCGCCGAAGGCAGCGGCGACGAAGACCGTGTTTTTGCAGCGTGCCTCCGAGACGGAGCAGCAGTTTGAATTTGTCTGCATCAACGGCAAGGCATATCAGGTGCCGCGCGGAAAGCCCGTGGAGGTGCCGCTGGCGGTGGCCGAGGTGCTGGAGCACGCGCAGATGCAGGAGGCAGAGCTTTTCGAGCGCGTGAGCGCGATGCAGAAGCAGTGATACGGAGGGGCGCGCAAGCGCCCCTTTTTCAGAAAAAGGAGGCAGTGAGCAATGACAATCCGAGAGGCGATTGAAGCCGTAGACCGGCTCACGCCGAATCAATACGAGAACGTCGACAAGGTCCGCTGGCTGAGCGAGCTGGACGGCGTCGTTTATCTGGAAATAGAAAAAACACACGCGAGCGGGAATCCCGTGTGCGAGCCTTGGGTGCGGACGCGAGATCCGTTTGACCGGGAATGGTGCGGATGCACGCAGCCGGTGCAGGAAGAACAAACGTTCGCAGGATACCCGGAGGCAGTCGATCTGGACACGGTGCTGCGCGTGCCGTGGCCGTATGACGAGATCTACCGCTGGTATCTGGAAATGAAGATCGCGGACGCAAACGGAGAAATGACGCGGTACAACAACGCCATGGCAAAGTACAACGCATACTACACGGCGTATCAGGATTTTTACAACCGCACGAACATGCCGCGCATGTTTGCACCGTACATCAGGCTCTGAGGTGGCAGCATGGGCAGTCTGACATTACAATACCCGCCGATGAGCGGCGGGGACGCCGCGCAGCAGCTCGACGGCCTGCGGCGGTATCTGATGCAGATGACCGACACGCTCAACGGAGCGGACTGGTCGGCGGGCGCGGTGCTGACGGAGATCTCGCAGGCGATCGACGCAGAAAGCCTTGCAGAGCAGGAGCGGCAGACGGAGCTTGCAGGCTATGCGGCGCTCAAGACGCTGATCATCAAGACGGCGGACTTCGCGGCCGAGAACTCCGAGGCGTTCCGGCTCAAGCTGAGCGGGAACTATGTGGCGGTGTCCGACTTCGGAAAGTACTGGCAGGAGGCCAGCATGACCGTGGACGGCAACGAGTTCGGCATCCGGCAGCTCTACGAATACGCGGCGGGCGTGAACAATGCGTTCACGGTGAACTCGAAGCAGTATGTGAAAACGGGGCTTTTGTACTACGACGGCGTGAAGCCCGTGTACGGCGTGGGCGTCGGAAACATCGAGACGACGGTCGCGAACGAGAACGAGGTGATCGACAAGTCCCGCAACGAGCTTGTGACCGTGACGCCGGGCAGGGTGAGCTTCTGGCAGGACGGGAGCGAGGTTGCCTATTTGTCGGAAAAGAAGATCCACTTCCCTGCCGGCACGCTGGAGGCATACAACGCGACGCTGACGGGCCAGATCACGGCGGCGGCCGGATCGAGCTTCGGGCCGTGGAGCATCTCAGAGAGCAGCATATACCGCACCGACAACACATGGGGCGGCGCGGGGCTGTATTTCGGGATGAGCGGGCTTTCCATCAAGTCCGCCTTCAAGGTGGACGCGGACGGGAAGCTGACCGCGACGGGCGCGGACATTACAGGAACGGTAAGAGCGAACGACCTGCTGATCGGAAGTGCGGCCGGAGGCTATTCCAGCATTAAAACGCAGCTGCGGTCGCTGGTGGACGATGTGGCGGAGCTCTCCGCGCTGGCGGCGGCGGTAAGCGTAGACAAGTACGGCTCGCTCACGTCGCTCGATCTCAACATCGGGAATCGCGGTTATATCAGCATCACAGGCGCATCGACGGCATACACGGCGATGGAGCTTTTCAGCTACGGCGCGGTGCGTATCCTGGCGGACAGCGGCGCGGTGTATCTGGCGCTGAGCGACAACAGCGCATACATCCAGATCGCGGCAAGCGGCGCGATCAGCATCAAGGGGACGAGCCTGAAATTCAACGGCGCGGAAATCGGCACTGCGGGAAACGTGACGCAGACCACGAAGGAGGAAGCATGATGGTAAAAGAGGTAAAGACGCTGCGGAGGAAGGTCGCCGAGGCGCTGAATGAATCAAAGCTGCCGCCGATCGTGGCGCAGCTGGTGCTGGACAGCGTCCGGACAGAACTGGAGCGCATCGTGCAGATGCAGGAGGCGGCGGAAGCGGCGGCGCCGCCGGAGAGGAAGGAGGCGGAGGACGATGGCGCTTTACAGGGTAAATGAGAACGGCAAGGCCCCTGCCGGGCTTGGCGTGGGCGACGAGGTCGTGACAGCGGGCGGCACGTACCGCATTGACAGCGTCGGCCCGGACGGGCAGTACAAATCGACGCTCGTGAACCGAAATCAGACCACGCAGAGCTATCAGGGCGGCTATGCGAGCCGGAACACGCTGCCGGGATATTCGGACTACACGGCGGGCAGGCTCGGAACGCTCGAACGGGGCTACTCCCCTTCCGGCGCGGTATCGCAGGCAAAGGCGTATTTGCAGCAGGTGCAGAGCCGGAGGCCGGGGGCATATCAGTCGCGCTGGGACGCGGAGCTGGATAAGCTCTACGACCAGATCACGAACCGGAAGCCCTTCCAGTACGACCTCAATCAGGATGCGCTCTATCAGCAGTACAAGGAGCAGTACCAGAGGCTCGGCCGGCAGGCCATGGAGGACACGATGGGGCAGGCGGCGAGCCTGACGGGCGGCTACGGATCGACCTACTCGGAGCAGGTGGGCCAGCAGGCGTACAATGCATACCTCCAGAGCCTCAACGACATCGTGCCGGATCTCTACGACCGGGCGTATGGCCGGTATCGGGACGAGGGACAGGATCTCTACAACCGGTACGGGCTGGTCGAGGGACGCGAGAGCATGGACTACAGCAGGTACCGCGACACGGTATCTGACTACTACAGCGACCTTGCCGACGCGCGGAGCGCATACGACTCCGAGTGGAGCCGCGACTACACGCAGTACTCCGATCAGCTGAGCTACTGGGCGCAGAAGGCCGCGCGGGAGCAGGCATTCTGGCAGTCGCAGCAGGCGAAGGCCTCCGGCGGCGGAGGAGGAAGTGGCGGAAGCGGAAGCAAGGCCGGCACCGGAAACGGCAAGGGATACATCGACAACACCTACAACAGCGGCGGCGCGGGCGGCGCGGCCGCGAAGACATACGATCAGCTCAAGCGAGGGCTGAGAGAGTGGATCGCGGCAGGACAGCCGGAAAAGGCGTATGAACTGTTTGTGAGCATGGCGGGGCAGCTGAATCTCAGCGATGCGAAGGGCAGAAAACAGTACAACGAGCTTGCGGCAATACTGAACAAGGCGGGGTACGGTATCCCGCTGGAGTAAGGAGAACGAGATGGCAAAGAAACGGACAGGGCTGGATGCGCTCCGGGAATATGAGGCACGAAGCGGACGGCAGACGCAGAGCGAGGCTCAGACGGAGGGAAGCTCCGGCGGCGCGTGGCGCAGCGGCCTTGATGCGCTGCGGCAGTTCGAGGCAAACGGCGGCGGCCGGAACGTAAAGAACGGTGAGTTCAATCCGAACTACCGAACCATGACGCGGGCTATGTATGAGTCGGCGTATGAGCGATACAAGCGCGCGGCGGAAGCCAAGGAACGCTACAGCCGCGCGGCGGACGCCGTGGGCAGCAGCCAAGTCGGCGGGTATCTGATGGCGATGCAGCAGCCGCTGAGGCAGGATGATCGGCCTACGAAGCAGCCAAATTTTGCTGAAAAAACGGTGGAGCACGATCAGGAGAGCGGGCAGCGGAGGACACAGTACGAGCTGCGGCGGCAGATCGATCAGCTTGAAAAGGCGCGTGACTATGCGCTTTCGATGCAGGCCGGCGACCCGGAGGGGCTTCCGGAGCTGCGCGGGGCATACGAGGCAGTGAACGCAGGGCGCACAGAGCCGATGACGCTGACGGAGATGGACGAGGCGCTGCGGGAAAAGCGGTATCGCCGCGCTGTGATGGAAAAGTCCGTGTCCGGCAGGCTGGGAGAGTACGCGGTAGACCTCGGGCGCGGCGTATTCAAAGGCGGCTTTGAGCAGGCGATGACTGGTTTTGAGTCCGTGCTGGGCTATCTGGAGCAGGGCGCAAACGGCGCGGCGGCTTGGGCGCTTCGTGATCTGGCAAAGGCCGTGCCGGACGGCGGGCTGAAAGACAAAATGCTGGCGCTCGCGGACGATTTTAACAGCTACTACACGGGCGAGAGCATGACGAGCCACGAGGAGATAGCGCGGCTGCACCGGCAGGAGCTTGAAAAGCTCGAAGCGGAGATCGCAGACAAGTACAAGGGCGTTCCGCTCTGGATTCAGCAGCAGATGCCGTCTTTGGGAAACATGCTGTTCGGTGCGGGCGTGAGCGGCAGCGTTGGCGTCAACAACCTTGCGACGCTCGGCGTGACAGCCGGCGGCAACTCGGCGCTGGATGCGAAGGAGAAGGGCGCGAGCGATGCGCAGGCGCTGGCCTACGGCGTGGTCGCGGGCGGACTGGAAGTGTTCTCCGAAAAGCTGTTCGGAGGAAACCCGATCTACGACACGGACGCTGGTCTGGTCAACAGGGCCGTCGGCAAGCTGACGGACAACAAGACGATCATGAAGATCCTAAACAGCAAGGCGTTTGACATTGCGTCGGAAGGTCTGGAGGAGGTCGTGACCGAAGTACTCGACCCGGTTGCGGAGTGGGCGATCTACAACGGAAACAACACGGAGTTTGCGGATGCGGAGTCGATCGGCAACGCATTTCTAGGCGGCGTGTTCCTCTCGGTGGTCGGCAACGTGGCCGACGCGCCAAACCAGATCCGGCAGGCGCGCTATGAGCGCGTCCTGCGGACGGCAGGCTCTGAGCTGGCAGACATTGCGCAGACCGTAGACAGCGCGCCCGTGCAGGAGGCGGCGCAGGTGATACGGGACAAGATCGCTTACGGCGTGACACCGGACGCGGCGGACATCGGCGCGGTGCTCGATGCAATCGATCAGGCGGGTGAAACCGTTGACGTGGAGCAGGTGCGTGAAGCGGTGACCGCAGAGGAAGGCGCAGCGGAGACGGCACAGCGGGAGGAGAACTTTCGGGCGTACAGCAGGTACGCAGAGGAGCGGGACGCGCGGGCGCGGGCGGCGGAGGAGGAAGTATCGCAGGTGCGCGCGCAGGAATACACAGAGGCGATCAACGACGCGGAGGCGGACGCAGCGGATGCGGCTTTTGAGAAGCTGAACAAGGCGGAGGTCAGCGGCGCATTGGACGCACAGGCGCGCTGGCAGGCAGAGGATGCCCGTGCAGAGCGGCAGTTTGAGGTGGAAAGCCGTGAGGACACGGACCGGGCACTGAGCGAGGCTGCGCAGCGGTACGGCTATGACGAGCGGATGACGAGAGTGCTGCTTTCCGGGTACAGCGGGGCGCAGAGCACGCAGCAGTACGCCGAGGCGGTGAACGCGGCTTACGAGTACGGTAAAAGCGGAATGAGCCGCACAGCGGCGCAGAGAGCCGCACAGGGCATTGACAAGGCACTGGCAGACGAGGCGTGGAGCGCCGGAAAGGAGATCGCAAATGGCGAAAAAGCAGGAGCCGCGCGTATTGATGACGGCGGCAAACGGAATGCAGGTATGGATTCCGGAAAGCAGGCTGGAGCAGTGGCAGGCGGCGCAGGCGGCGCAGCGGATGCGGCTTTTGAGAAGCTGAACAAGGCGGAGGTCAGCGGCGCATTG